GTTCTGCTTTTTGCTCGACTTGCGGTTGAGCTTGTACTTGGATTTTAAGCACCAAGTCTTTCACCTGAACATAGGGCAACTGCCCGAGTGCTGTCAGGACACCATTTACTTCTGCAATATCAAGTTCCAGCTTAATCATTTTGACTCCTGTGGGTTGTTATACGGTGGCAATGTATTCCAAGGAACGCCGTCTATTACTGCCTTCTTTGCTGCAATCTGAGCATCCAGATTAGCCTCTAGCGCGGCAACATTCTCCGCACCAAGGGATTCTTTTACCCAACCTATTACCATGTCTTGTGTCAGGTCTTCGTAAGGAATGAAGGTATCTCCCGACTGGGTATAGTCACACTCTCCAGTCGCTACGGATGAGTAGATGCCATCAATGTCAGAAACAAGATACCAAACGTGGATAACAAACCCGTCAGTCTCTTTGCGCTGCATCTGCTGAATGTTCCAAGTAATCATTATATCTTCCTGTTTTACCTAGTGTTTATATACCAATTAACCTACTCCATGAAGACGTTTTCAAATACCGTTCCGTCTTCCAGCGCCTCAATCTCATGCCATTCTGCGGCAACAAGTACAGCGGGTTGGGTGATTTTGGTAAATACGACTTCCTTACCGTTTTTACGAACAACAATGCTACCAGAGTGACAAGATGTTGCATGGGCGTAGATATGGTCGTGTGCTGGCAAGCCCTCACCCTTATTTGCGTGATAGATATTGTGTGTTGTACCCGCAAAATTGTAGGTGTGCGTTACCCCTATGGCTATCATAGTGTTTGCAGTCCCTCAGAGATGGGTTGTTTTGCAGGGATGATTGGGGCGAACATCCGCAGTTTGGACATGTCCATTCCTTTTACGGCAGCTTTCAGAGACTCTATGGTTGGCTGGGGAACATCGGCTTTCCACCGCTCAATCCACGCATCGCTGGCTGCGGTGCCGTCTTCTTCAATACCCATAAACACCATGAAGTCCTTGCCATGAACAAGGTCAGGGTGAGTGATTTGCATCGCCTTTAGCACATCATCGTGTATAAAAAACATAAGCCCTCTAGTTATTTTTTAAGTTGAAACCACGAATGTATATGGCACCAGCAGTAAAACCACAGCAAGCTACGTTGGTGGAGGCTACCGATCTAATCCCAGTCATGGCCCTGTTTGAACCAATATCCAAAGTCCCGGTTGCTATGCCGCCAGCACTACCTGTAGGACTACCACTAACAGCGCCAGAATATGCAATACCAGCAGATTCAACCAGTGTGCCTGTGTATGTGCAGGTAGCACCTGCAACTGCATTCCCGCTTGCAGTGCCAGTTATTGCGCCCGTTACGGTAAGTGTGCCGGGGATGGTGACTGCCGAACCTGCTGCGCCGCCACCGGGAGTGTTCACAATTCTAATTGCTGGGTAGGTAAATGTAGTTCCACCAACGGCGGTTGACGGGGTAATGTTGAAATCGTTTCCTACTGCACCAGAGGCATCTAATTTATAGCTAACGTAAGAACCGTTGGTACTATCTTCTAAATACAAACCGCCCGTACCATTGTAGGTAACCTGCACTTGCGGACGACTGGTGCTTTGAACTTTTACTAACCCCAAAGAACTTAAGCCCGTCACGCCAAGGGTGCCGGGGATGGTTACTACGCCAGTTGAACTGATAGAAAGGTCAACGGTAGCGCCGTGACTTATGGCAAATGCAGTTGAGATAGGACGATAGATAACAGTACCGTAGGCTCCTGCTATATTGGAGAATGAGCTTCCTGTAGAAGTATCCATCCCAAAATAGAGATCACCGCCAGCGGTAGTGGTGTGAAAATAGGCGGCTCCTGTTGTCGCGGTTGGAACAATATTAAAACCATTTTCTACGCGAGAAGTTACTGACCCCGAAACATCAAGGGTGCCGGTAATTGTTACGGCTGTGTTTGTAGTGCCTAATATCTTGGTACTGTTGGGCGAATAAATATCAACGCCGGTAGCTGACCCGTTAAAAAACCCACAGCTAGTGCTTCCATTACTTTGAAAAAACGCTACCTGTGAATCATTTGTCCCACTTCTGCCAATTAGCTTTAAACCTACTGCTCCGTTTGCGGTGAGCGCAGTGGCGGTAATCATGGAGCTTGAAGTTATCAAGCCGGTGACTGATAAGCCGGTGGAGGAGAATCTTGATGAAGTCCCGCCAGCAGTAATTTGTACTTGGTCGGGGAATGTGCCATTCGTTGCGCCATAAACCAGAACGTAGCTAGATGCCGTACTGTTAGATAGCGAACCGGCTGTTGTTGTCGTACCCGCTGCAATGTTTGCAGACGCACCAGATAGAGTTACGTTCCCCGTCGCGCTAAGTGTGCCGGTGACTGATGCGGCACCAGATAGGAATTTAGCGACCTCCGTAGAAGCGTTGTATATGTACACACCCGAACCAGCTATTCCTCCACCGGCTATTTTTACGTCACCGCCAGTACCGCCGCTACCAGCATTCTCGTTTCCAGATACGCTAAGAAAACCTCCGCGTGTGGTTGAGCCTGCGCCGCCGCCATTTATAATAATACGCGACGCATCAGCCCCATCTACGGTTCCAGCGACAAAGACAGACGCCGTTGTTGCTGAATCCCCCAATACAACTGTTGTTGCGCCACTTATACCCGTGAGATTAACTGCTCCAGTAACCGTAAGCGTTCCTGTAAGAGTAGTAGCGCCAGAAGAAAACTCGGCTATGGTTGACCTAGTAGTTGTCCCAATTGCCGTGGATTGGATTGTCCACTTAGAACCAATTGCAGTATCCGTCCAGTTTTCCAACGCCGAAGAAAAGAAAGAAGCTGAGATATTTCCGTTATACGCAGTTGCACCGTAGCCAAGCACCGAGAAGAACGCAAGGTTGTCCCCAGACTGCACAGCAGAAGGAGCTGCACTAGATGTATTGGCACGACGGAATGTAATAGCTGAAACGCCACCAAAAGAATCCAACAACATCCTATTTGTCGAGCCATTTGCGCCAGCAGTTCTAACCGACTCTGTTCCAACAACAGCGGGAAGCGTGCCGCCGTTGGTATTTACTGTGACAAGACCTGTAGCCCCCAGCGTGGTCACGGACGTTGCGCCTGCGGAGAGGGTGCCGGTGACTGATGCGCCTGTTGCCGAAGCGGAGATAATGTCACCCACGCTTTGCAATGCTATGGCGAATGAGTTGGTTCCCAGATTTCGTAAATACCAATCATTTACTGCTGCTTTACGCAGCACAATCTGATAATCACCGCCACTGATTGTGACCGCGCTGTTCGCGGTGTTTCCAAAAGTAGCCAATCCACCAACAGCTAGCGTCGAACTAGCCGACAGCGTAGTAACCGACGCAGCAGCAGGGGTGGTGCCGCCTAAGATGCCGTTGATGCCATTAGCGGTAAACCGCGCCACTTCTGTAGCATTTACAATGATAGGCAGCGTATTTGTTCCGGCAGTCCCGCCGAAACCAGAGGGGCTTATGGCGTATGTGTATGTAGCCGCATCTGTGAACGTAGCGGAATTTCCGGTTGACTTTGTTACTGCTATCCCTGCGCTTGCAGTCACCAGCCCACTAGCCGTCAGCGTGCCAGCTAAAGTTACATTCCCTGAAGCATCAAGATTGACTGACTTGCTAGACGGGTATGTGACAAATACGTCTTTGGTTCCGGCAGAGAAATTAACCGCTGAACCAGCGTTGGAGGAGGACAGTATCGTAGTACGGGCGAGGGTTGTACCGGACAGGGTGTAGGTGCCAATACCTACCTCAAACTCAGAAGTGCCTTGCCCCGCTATGCAGTAGAACGTCGTATTGGCATCGCCAATAACTGAGAATGCCTGATAGCCAGTAACAACACCTGCAAGGGTAATGGTGCCTGTACCGGTTGTGGTGGTTGTTTCACGAACTCTGTCTTTTAGTACAAGGGCCATTATTCCGCCATCTCTATATATTTTGCCAATTTGTGCCTGTATTTACTGTTACATCAGCCCAACTACCCCCCGGATTTGTCGTAATTTGTGTCCAAGTAACGCCTTGAGTATTACTTATGGCTACCCAAGTAGTACCTGTACCTGTTGAAACCGGAATCCAATTAACACTCTGCGTGTCATCAATCAGGTTCCAGAGAAAAACCCCGACAATGATATCTGTTGCTGTTGCTGTCTCTGAAATAGACGTTAAAAAGGTTACAAAGGCTTGGAGCGTATCTGTTGCAGTTGCAGTCTCAACTACCGGCGCGTTAAAAATACTTGGCGCTACTACTATTGAATCAGTACCTGTACCCGTTTCACTTACGGCAGACACAAAGGTCTGGGCGCTACTTATTGAATCTGTTGCTGTTGCCGTTTCTACCGCACTTGAGATAAATACCGTATTGCTGCTTACCGCATCTGTAGCTGTTCCCGTTTCTGCAACAACACTTAAAAACTCTTGAATGCTGCTTACTGAATCTGTCGCTGTTCCAGTCTCAGAAACCGCACTTGCAAACCCTTGAGCACTACTTACCTCGTCTGTAGCGGTTGCAGATTCTGATACGGAACCAAAAAATACATAGCTGCTGCTTATAATATCCGTAGCAGTGCTTGTCTCTGAAACATCGGTTACAAACGTCTGGCTACTACTTACCGCGTCTGTTCCCGTTGCCGTTTCTGCTGCGTTTGCAATGAATACTGTGTTGCTACTTACCGCGTCTGTTGCCGTTCCTGTCTCTGCTATTGTGCTTAAAAACGACTGTATGCTGCTTACTGCATCTGTTGCTGTTGCCGTTTCTGCAACTGCGGAGTTTTGTACCCCGGCTAAGGATGCAAACGGAGCATCGGCAAAGGCAGAAATCCCAAACACATTACGCCGCCAGACTCAGCGTGTACGACACATTTAGCGTATCACCGGACACTACAGACCTGTCACCGGGCGAAGTAAAGTCAGACGCAGAGAACAACGTCCCAGTCGTGCCACTCTTGGTATTACTTGTCGTCAGGAAAGCCCCGCCAACAATGGAGGTAGCGTTAATAGAGAACGAAGCGGGAGAAGCTGAAGTCGTCGCCACAGAAGGGTTGGCAGTCGTAGCCGTAACAAATACAGCCGCTACCCGGTTGGCGTTGCTGTAAGGAACCTCTTCAGTCCAGCCAGCGTGTGAAGCCATCGTATCCCCGGCAGCCGGAGTATTACTCGCTCCAGCACCATACAGACCGATAAACCAAGAGGTAACCTGAGCAACGCTGGTCAGAGCCGTTCCCGCCATATAAGCAAGACCCGTATTTACAACCAGATTAGGAACAGAACCAGTCCACTTAACCTTGCCGTCTGCACCGATACATTCAAAGTTAAACTGCCCAATAGCCACCGCACTCTCAGTCGAGCGGGTTCCCGCTACAAGACCGGCAGACACCGCGTCAGTTGATTTTGCTTTATCGACAGTAGACATATAAACCTCTCAAGGAAACCGAATAATGGCAGTTGTAGCTGATGCCGTTGGGAACGTAATAACGAGTGGAACCGCCGCCGTTGAAATCTTCGTACCGCCAAAATCAAGCACAGCTACAGTCTTGTTAGACTTACTGCTGTTGTAGATCAAAGCCCCTGCAATAGAGGAATTAACCAGCCCCGTGAAAGTGGCGGTATTGAACGATACAAAAGCTGTCGTCCCGGTAGATGTAGGCGCAATCGTCGTAAGAGCTATTCCACCTGCGCTGTAACCTGTTCCCGTTATCTCACCAGTCGCTATGTAAACAGTCGTAGCAGCCCCAATATCTGCGGTAGGCAGATACAACGCCATCTTGAACGAGTCCCCAGTTGACGGAGTAAAGTCATGGGTCGCCGTCAGAAGCTGCGTTTTAAACGAAGTTGTTAGGGTTTGAGCGATCATTGAACTGGAACCCTAGCCTGACCAGAGCGGTACGCATCTTGTCTCTCAAGTCCATCCCCAAGACGTTTAGCCAGCATCAAGGCATCTTGGTACTTGGTGTTAAGAAGAGCAAGCATATCAGCCTCACCCTTCATGTAGGTGTAGCCCTCTACCAAGGCTCCATACAGCAGCACTGAGTCCATGTTGTCACCCAGCCACGTTGTCCCGGATGCTGTAACTGTGATGCTCTCGGGGTAGTAGAAGTAGTGGAGTTCTACCGAATAGACGGCATCGGGTGTCGGCCCAAGAAGGAATGACAGTTCCGCCTCATTCGTTGACAATGGCCCAAACAATGCATAGTAGGCTGGAACGCCAGTATCCGTAGGGATAGGATATGACTCACGAATGAAGTTCACATCCTTATTCAGCAGGTACTCATAGGAGCCGTTCGCCCGGATAACCGCCATTGAGTAGGAGGCTAGAAAGTCTCCGGGGCAGGACAGGTACTTATTATTGGTTGAAGTAGTCCCCGTCACGTTCTTACGAAGTGAAGGAAACTGAACAGTGTTGAAAATACGCTGCTCTGCCTGAGTGATGAACGTATTGATCTGCTCCGTGCTGGTATAAGTAGCAGCGGCAGAAACCGTAGACGCATCTTTATCGGCAAAAATACTATCAGGGAAGTCGTTCTCTAGATAACCCTTGATAGTAATAAACAGCGTAGAGTAATTCATGGGTTACGCCATTGGCCCACGGCATTTGGTTCCCTTGGTCGCAGCACCCGCACCGTACATCTTGATGCCAGTTGTTTTCATACCAGTCTGCGGGTATCCGGAGCCTTCAGGCATAGGATTGGTGTTTGGTTTAGGTTGGGTGTACTTGTTAGTAGGGTTCTTGTCGCCCCAGCCAAAGAACTCAGCCCTGTCATTTTTAGTCATTACCGTCCCCTTTGGTTGTTTGCACGGGCCATGTTACGCCCAACAGCCTTCATACTAGCAGAGGTAGGGCCACCCTTCTTCAAGGATAGCGAAGTCCTGCTGCCTTTATGCTGTTGCATATCGTGTTGCTTGACAGCCTTCTTGATCATGGCTTTGTCTTGTTTCTTATCCATCTAAATCTCCTAGTTAGCTACCCAGTAGGTTATGTCCGTGGGGACATGGTTTATGTTTGCCTTAACTGCCAGATAAAACCCGCCGCTATATGAAACAGAAGCATTCTGGGCATAGCTCGTTGTTGCACTCCATGCCGCTACGTTAAACATCACTGTTCCTACCTCCCCCACTGAGGTGAGATCGTTAGGGGTAAGTCCCTCATCGTTTGCCGCAGCACCGCCAACTGGGTACCAGCCCCACTGGAATGTACGACTACCTTCTGAGGGGAAGCCCACATCACCGGGCGTAAGCTGCAACCCACTGGTTCCAGAAGAATTATAGCTGGTATCCGGGCGTGGTTCCCGTACAGCTTGAGGGTCATTAACCGGGTAAAGACCAAGAGAAAGCTGTGGCTGATCCGGCTCCCAGCAGGTAGGGCAAACCTTGATAGACACGTTCTTGGTCTTAATGACCAAGTTCTTCAGTTCTGTCAGCTTGTACCTGAACCCGCAGCGGTCACACTCTGCAATCGCATACTTGCCAGATGCAAAGTTATTTGGCATTTATTGCCCTATAAACATTTGGCGTGGCACAAAACGAATAGCAGCTTTTTCCCGGTCTTCATCTGCCGCCAACTGATACTGCTGCTCATAGTCGGCTTTAAGCATCTGAATACGTCCGGGATCGACGTTTGGGAGCTTCATGGACAAATATGAGGCTAACCCAGCTACCAAGCAGGGGAGGAACCTGAAGGGGATATCCTGCCCGTTAATGCCATTTCCCGCATCTTGAATTCTGCGCAACCTCCAGTACACAAATGTGTATGTTTGGCTGTTATCTGGCACGGGCCAGACATGGATTTGCGGGTACTGGATGACGTTTGTGGCGCTTGTAGCCCCTGTTTTACGCTGAAACCACACCTGAATAGGGCGTCCGGTAGCGTTTTTATTAGGGATCATTGCATAAGTACTGACCGAAATACGGCTAATGTTGATATCGGTCTGATTCTGCCCCGTTCCGGTACGGATAACGTGATCCAGAAGGTCAATAGTATCCACCGGAATGTCATAGTCACCTACGTTATAGGACAGAACCTGCTCCACCTTTTCAATGGTAAAGAGGTTTAAACCACGGTTTGCCCACTCAATAGTCAGCAGGTTCAGGCTTCTACGGGCGGTACGCATATCGTACCCAGAGCGCAGTTCCTGACCACAACGCTCAAACGCCTCCTCCACCAGATTGTTTAGGTCTAGGTTGAAGTCTGTTAAGTCTGTGGTTTTAAGCGCCATTATTTACTTCCTGCGGCTTTTTTCTTGGCTAGAAATAACTTATCAACCATCTCTAATCGTTGAGGTTTGGTTGTGACCTTATTGATAATGCCTATCCGTTCTGGTTTCTTTTTACCTGCTTCATAAAAACCAGCTCTTTTTAAGGATTTAGCTACTGATGCATTATTTTTTGCCATTATTTACTTCCTATATGCAGCGGTTTTCTTAGCTACATTCTTGGGCTGGGCCACAAACTGCTTCCCAGCCGCCTTACCTTGACGCTTTGCCCTTGTAGTCGCCGCATACTCTTGTGGGCTAAGGGCTTTAATAGCGGCTTCTGGGAGGTACCTTTCCCCCGTTTTAGAGGAGGGTTTACCCGACTTTGTGCGCCATTTTTGGTCGCCCCAGTTTTTCAGGGATTGCTGGGGAGCTTTCAATCTTTGTACCCCCCACCTGCGGCTTTGTAGCGTTTAGCCATAACTTGCGCTTTTCTCGCGCTCCACTGCCCTGCGCCCGTACCTACAATCGCCGCAGCCTTGACACTATTAAAGATGCGCTTACGAAGTCCCGGTTTGGTGTAGTTCCCGGCTTCATTTACCTTGGATTTGGCTTGCCCACCCTCTTTCATATAGCCCATTTTGTTACGGACTTCAGTAGGTAGTTTCCCAAGCCCAGCATTATCATCTGGAACTTCTTTTAGCGCCCCGCCAGATGCCATTTTCTTAGGTTTAATGCCCTTTTCTTTCATGGCAATAGCCGTGGCAGCTTGTTGGGCTAGTCCACCTTTGGCAAACTTTTTAAAGCCATCACCATCCTTACGGGCAGCGGTTCTAGCCTTGGGCATCTTAGAGGGGGCAATAGCCCCCATTCCACGGGCGGGGCGCATCTAGCACATCTTAAACTTGGTCTTGCCACGCTGTGCAATGCCATCCGCACGGGCAGATACCGAGCCACCAGAAGCCATACGGACGACGGTACCCTTGGTCTTGCCACGGGACTCAATGCCACCACCCTTAGCGTATCCAGCCATACCGCCGCCCATCATTTTCTTCTTCCCCATCATGAATGCAGGTTTGCCGTCTTTCATAGGCATGCCACCTTTTTTCATGCCCATTTCGGCTTTTTCATGCTTAATCATTGAAGCGGGAGCGCCCTTCTTCTTCATGAACGCCATTTCTTTTTTAACCATCTCTTTAGATTCTTTCACGGAACCTCCAAATTTCATCCCACGACGCATGGGCGCATAGTTAAGGGAAGGGGACATCCTAGATTCTGGTTTTTTGCTCAAAGAAGCTACATAAGCATCCTCTTGGGCTTGAGTCCTACGATTGCCCATTGCATCTTCCCCAACCATTTTCTTGGAAATTGGAGAAGTACGCCCGGTTACTGCACCAGCGTTAGTTTCATTAGACGGAGTAGCTTTAGCTGTCGGTGTAGACTTGGAAATAGGGTTGCTTGGCTTTGCCAAATCAGTACTATATGACTTCCCTCTCCACATAAAAGTCCTACCCTCACCCAATTCATTGAGTTTTGCCCTAAAAGCCTTGCCAAAAGTCATTTTATCCAATGATTCAGCAGGTTTTTCGGTTACGGTAGGTTTATCTGCTACAACGTCGGGTTCAACATCCCCACCCTCTTCATACCGTTTAACCTTACCGCCAGAATTCATTCCACGAAACTTCTTCAACGATTTAAACGGCATGTCCATGCTCCCGTGTTGGGTATCTTGTTTGTTAATTGCAGCCCTACCGCCGCGCCCAAACTTCCTGCCTTTGTCCGCTGCCGTGAAATCTTTGCCTACAGACTGAGACACGCCAACTTTCTTCGCAAATGAAGGGTTGTTGGCAATAGCCGCCATGAAGTTATGTTGCTTCTTTGAAGTGGAAGGCACTTAGACCATCCTACCTTTTGTTTTACCGCGAGATTCACACCCACCGCCACGAATGAAACCACCTTTAGCAAGCTTCTTTTCCGGCACACGGGGGATGCTTTTACCAATAGGACTAACCTTGTTGTACTCTCTTTCGCTACTAGCCAAAGCATCTGCCTCGGCTTTTTGGGCTTTCAGTGCAGCGAGTTGTGCTGGTGTTGGTTTGCTATCGTCTGCCATATCAATCTCCTAGCATTTCCAAGCCCGAAGGCTCTTGTTTATACGGCTATTCGGGTCATTTGCTGTCTTGGCAGAGGTCAACTTCTTCTTCATCCCCGTCATCCTCGCACAGAAGGAATCGCGCCGGGAGCCTCCTTCGGGTTGGGGCCGCTTCAAGCCGGGCTTTCCGGGGTTTGCTGCTTTGTAGGAAGCCCTCCCCTTCGCGTTCAGCCCACCCGCCGGGTTCTTTCCTTCTTTTCGTGTCCATGCTGGAGTCTTAGCCATTTCATGCCGCCGTACTAAGCGTTTGTTGTGCCGCTTCCATCGAAGGGTACAGAACGTCGTTACCAAAATCGCTCTTGTACTCATGGATGCCCATGTGACCCAGTTTAATCGTAGGGTCAAGCCAGATGTCCAAGCCCTGCTCCCGCGCACGATCACAGAACAAGAAGTCCTCTCCAATATACCCTTCAGGGGTGCATTTGAAGTCAAAGTAAGCGTGCATCTTCTCTTCCGTATTCGTGTCCTTATGCTCCCACTCAGGGTGAGCCTCTTTAAGAACCTCAAACACACGGCGCTGGATCATCATAAACCCGGTGGCTACGCGGTAAGCCCGGA